TTATTTTCATAGTTATAAGTCCTCCGACTTATTGTCAGTTGTATATCCTACCTCTTCAGAAAACCCAAAGTCATCTGCAGTAGTAGGTTGTTTATCTTGTGCAAGTAATTCACCTGTAATCAACTTCACCTCTTCAGAACCTAAAATTTTATCAACATATTTTTGAGTAGTGTCGTTATTAAAACCACCAAACTTAAATTTAAGTCTTGGGTAATTAACTTCTTCATCAAAACATAATGTTGTCTTACATATCTCAGGAACAATACCTCTCATGGATAATGTTTTATGATATGCATTTAGATTTTTTAAAGATGAAGGTGTTATATGTAAAAGACATACACCTTCTTTTGGTTTGTCAGCAAGGATAATTGCTACTCTTTTTATATCAGAGCAATCTTTAACCTTGAACCCTTGAGGTGTTATTTTAGAACCCCATGCGTTGCGTGGACATAATGCACACACATCATTTTGAGGCGACACACTAGCTTTACTAGGTACCTTACCATCAAGGGAAAAACAATCAGGAGTACTAGCCTCCCTATTGTCTGACCATTCACTTTCGTACCACATTTTAGATACGTCAGGGTTAGCCCCAACAAATACTACATCTAAACTTGTTTCAGATAGTATGTCGTATTCACCGTCTTCAATCGTGGCGAAAGTAGAATTCTTTATTGAAAGTTTTTTTCTCACTCGTTCTCTGCTTTATTAGCTGGTCGTCTTACATTGACATCAATACGAGTACCATAGTTTATACCTGATGGTACTTCTTTTTGTTCTTCAATATATCCTCGTACAGCTTTTTTACTTACTCGTTTTTCTAATAAATCATAAGCCTCGTTATCTTTTATAAACTCTAATGTTGCGTCCCAATCTGCTACCTGTGCAAAATCTGTGGTAGTTAGGAACGCTGTACCATTACCTGTTTTAAAAGAATCTACACCTTGTTCATCTGCTTGTTCTTTAATGTATGCCTCTATCTTAGACATCTGCTCTTTAATCTTGGATACTTTTTCTTTAGCCTCAGCCTCAACAGTTTCTTTGTCGCCTCTAAGTTTAAGGTATGTATCTATAACTTTATTTATTGGTATGTTCATTCTTTCCTCTGTTTTTCAATAAGGTCTAATAATAAACCCTGTAGTTTTTGTTTACTCCTAAGCCGTTCATACATTTTATATTCAAGTTCAGTCGCCTCAATATGTATAATGTTTGATACATGCTTTTTACCTATCCTTTCTATTCTCCCATTAGCTTGAATATATTGTTCGTTGCTTGTTACTGGACCGTACCATATAACAGTGCTCGCTGATGTGAGAGTAAGTCCATGTGCCATTGTCGCTGGATGTGCGATAAGAACACGAGGGTCGTCAGCATTTTGAAAGTCATGAAATATCTTGTTTCTTTTTGTAGCTGATACTGAGCCATTGACTATCGCAACACTCCATTGTTTAGAAAGTATTCTCTCTAACATATTTAATGTACCTGTAAGAGGTACAAAAACTATTACTTTACCATCAACTTGTTCTATAGTTTCTCTAACTACGTTAACTCGTGGTGTACAATCAACTTCAATGTGGTCTCCATCATCTCCGTAAACTACACCACAACTTATTTGTACAAGTTTTTGTAGTTTCACTGCTTCATTGACGGCTGTAATTGTACCGTCTTCTTCTAATTCTGTAACAAAATGTTTAAGCATTTTATGATAATGTTTCTTTTGGTCTGTTGTAAGCTCAACCTTACGGGTTTGATATACAGTTTCAGGTAAGTCGAAACATTCTTCTCTTGTATATCTAACTGAGGGATATAAAACTTGTTTAACAACATCAATAGATTCTCTTCTTGGTATCCATTTCCATTGGTTTATTTTAACCATTACTGATTCTCTAAAAGCTGTGTAAGTTTTAGAATTAAAGGGACTGTCAACAAGTTTAGCTAAAGCCCATGCGTCTGTTGGGTCATTAGGTGTAGGTGTACCAGTCATCAACCAAAGTCTAGTCTTATTATGCTTTGCCATAAACTTACGAATAATCTTAAATCTATTCGTGGACGGGTTTCGCAGCACAGCGGCCTCGTCTATGATTACAACATCAAACATGTCTACACAATCTTGCTCTATAATTTGAAAGCCGTCATGATTTATAATATAGAAATCTGCATTTGTCTTTAATAGTTTCTTTCTTCTAGCACTAGTGCCATGTAAAGTTACTGCTTGTCTATGTGGAAAGCTCTTAAATATACTATCGCCCCACACTCTTTCAAGAGTTGACAGTGGCGATATAACTAAAACCTTACGAATCTTTCCTATGTTCATCAGGTAGTCACATGCCCATAGAGCAGATTGAGTTTTACCTGTTCCAATTTCATTAAGCACCAACGACTTGTCATGTATAGTTAAGAAAGCTGATGTCATTTTTTGATGGTGGTACGGTGTAAAGTCTCCTGACCAATCATAGTAGTAAAGTATAGGACTAGGTGCATTTAAACCTACCTTTCTCAAAACTTGAACCGATTCAATAGTATGAGGTGTAACAACAAGTTTGTGGTTGTTGTACATTAATTCACGAGAATCTGGAATAGTGTCTAAAATTCTATTAGGATATTTTGGCTTTAGTGCCAGAGCTTTTGCTTGTTCTACTACTATCATGTATAATCTTCTCTATGTAAACTTTGACTTGGTTAATGGTTTCGTCATCACACACTACGAAACATTTACCTTTAGCCATTTCAATATCATTCATACACCTAAGTTGTAAGGCAGTGGGTTTCTTGTTCCTGTCTGCCTTACACTCTACTCCGATAAAGTTACCATAAGCTACAATAACTCTATCAGGTATGCCTGACTTTCCATATATCCCTGACTGTGGCGAATAAAACCACACCCATGGTGAGAGGGACTTTAACATGGTGTCAAGTTTCTTTTTTATTTTACCCTCAGGTGTATTAGCCATAGTATATATATTTACATGTATGTCAAGTATTAAATCCTAGCATATTCACACATTTTACTTGCTGGACAATACCTACATAAACCACTGGGTCTAGCTGGAAAGGTATTAGATTTATAAGACTGGTCTATCTTATCAATTTTAGATAGTAAACTTGTCCACATAACATTTACATCAGCTATAGTGAAGGTCTCGTTATCAATCTGACCATCTTTTAACCATACAAAACTAGACTTAATACGTTTTATATTTGGGTAATGTTTAAATGTTTGTAGTGCAAACAGTTCTAGTTGCATAAAATCAGGTCTTCTCTTGCCTGTTTTCCAATCTATTATGGTAGCTGTGTCTCCTTTGAGAATGAGCACATCTAAGATAGAGCGTAGCCATGCGTTGTCATCATACCAACCTGTTGGTGTAAGGTTTTCATCTAAGCAAAGTTGTTGTTCCAGGTATAGTTCTGCATTTTTGGTAACCTGTCCAATAACCCTACAAACTTCTTCATACTTAGCTGATTCTTTTGGTAAAGGCTCAGAGAGAGCCAAGCGATTTTCTAGTTGCTTGTGTATTCTCTCTCCATATATAGTAGCCTCACTCCCCTTATCTACAACATCTTTGTTAATACGTTGATGTAAGTATCTTTTGGGGCATTGTTCAAACATCTTTATAGATGAGTAGCTATGTGTAAGTTTATCTACCATTAAGATTTTTGATTCATTCTATTAAGTATATCATGTTTCAATAAATCCACTCTGCCTAGTTCACTCATAGTGTCATCTATCTGTGTTGAATGCCTAACGTATACATCTCCTACTCTTAGAAGTACGAACACTTGTGTTACATTATCACTAGTCTTTGCTACTTCCATTGTTTCTTTAAGCACTTTTATTACATCTTCTTTTTTAAGTTCAGTTTCTGACTTAATTTCTTTTCCATCTGTTCCTATTATATCTGTCATTTACAGTCTCCATAGTTATTACCTACTCCACTTTCACATGCAACAGGTAAAGTACCTGCCCAGCTAGGTGGTGTAGACATTGTTGTCTCAACGTGTTTACATATTTCAGATGACTTTTTAGCATCAGCCAGTAAAATTAGTTCATCATGTACTTGAAATAAAACTTTGTAATGCTTACCAAGTTCTACCATTTGTTCTGATATAACTATCCTTGCCAATGCTTGAACAATATTCTCAGTCATCTTTCCTCCATAGATTTTAGTCCATTCTTTATCTTCAATCTTCCCATTAAGTTGTAGTTTCTTATAAGTTCTTGAATTAGATATGTATTCAAACCCACTCTCTGACCTCCTCAGTTTTGGATATCTGATACGAAGTCCATTTGGTAGTAGTATCCCTCTAGAATCATACTCCAACATGTCATCTCGTAGACTATCAGACCTATTATGTAGTATCCCTCTCAGTGCATAGTTACATACACTCCAGAAAGAAACTATCTTATGGTTTTTCTGTCTATACAAGTTGACAATTCTTTGTGCCTCATTGATGTCAATATTTACTGACATACCACCCTGTCCTAATGCCAAGGTATTCTTAAATTTCTCTGCACCCATACCATATCCTAGTCCTAGTATGCATGTCTTACCTACAAATCGTTCTAACTTATCCTGTTTGGTAATCTTTCTACCATAAATCTCACTGGCAAATTCACTATATACATCTCTGCCTTGCCTGAAAGCCTCGACTAAATCATTCTGCTCACTTATATATGCAACCATTCGTGCCTCAATCTGTGATGAATCACAAGCTATTAACATCTTGTCCTTTGGTACTGTCAATGCTTTACGAATAACCCCATTTCTAGGTAAGTTCTGTAGATTAAGTTTGTCTCCACCACTAAACCTACCTGTATGTGCACCATAGTAGTTTAAAAGTATAGGTAGTTTACCCCTCTTACTTACATTAATTAAATTATCAGTCCTAGTCTCCTCAATTGTAGACTTAACATTTAATCTTGCCTGAACAAGTTGTTGCACGATTGGATTATCATGCTCAATCAAACCTGTTAGTTCTTTATCTGTCTTAGCAAAAGCAAATGTTTCTTTGCCTGTTGTGGTTGAGATTTTTTTCGGTGGCTCGACCCCAAACTTTTCCAAAATTTTTGCGAACATATTATTAGACGACAAAATTTTTTCGACTGCTTGGTGAGACGCACCGAGACTAGCCGACAACCTGTCAACGAGTTTGTGTTTGTCTGTAATCAAGCTTTCTTGATGGTTACGCAACAGTTCTACATCTAGGTTGATGTGTGGCTCGGTGTACATTCTAATTGTTTGGTCTATAACCTTGAGCTCAGACTTTGGAAAGTCCTTAGCTAAAACCTTAAAGAGTTTATAAGTTAGTTCGACATCATTAATACAGTAGTTCGCATAGTCTTCAAGTTCTTTAGGTGTGAAGTCCTCCAACCGTTTGCCTAAAGCATTGAGTACCTCAGTTCCTTTTGCACCTAACTTATATATAGAGGATAAATTCTTTAGTGAACAACCAACAGTTGAGTTGTGAAGTGGTCTAGCCATAGACATGGTGTCTAGCCAAAACTTAGGTTTTATGTTATAATGCCACGAAAGTATAGCACCATCAAAAATTGTGTTGTGTGCAAGTATACAAGAAGTGCCTAAGTCTATCGAAGCTAAAGCATTATGGACATTCTTGTACCAACGTGTTGGTGTATCATTTACCTTAATCGCCATCCCAATAACTTGAAACCTTTCATCTCTGATGTAAGATTCAGTTGTCATTTTAGATAAAGAGTAGTCCTTATCATAATAAGTTTCAAAATCAATCGTTACTATATCCACTACCCTCTCTCTGCTTTGTTAATTAATATGTCTAAGTATTGTTTAGCTTTCTTCAAGTCCTCTATCTGTCCTTGTTTAGTTGGGTGTTTGTGTTGCCACCTACAGACATACTTAATTACGTTTGATTCACAATAAGGTATATCGTTCTCAACAATAAATGTTATTGGCTCTATCTTATACCTTGCATAGTGTTCAGGTTTCTCTACCTTGTCGTTGCTTTTAACTATCATCTTCTTTCTCCTTATGTATAATTTTCTTTATATATAATCTCGCCACGTTCTTTATCTTCAGTTTTATATCTTTCAGTTCTATTACCATCTATGGTTAGCATTTCATCTACTACTCCCTCGTTATAAAGTTTCATTAACTCTTTATCATCTTTTGCTTTAACTGAAACGATATCAGTTATAGTTCTAGTTACTGTGTATGTTTTCA